TTAGCAGCTTGGCAAAATGAGATTAATAACGCAAGAGCAGATCCCAAGAGTGCATATAGCGACCCATTGCATCCAGGGCATAAAGTGGCTGTTGATCGCATCCTGGAACTATACCGCATGATCCAGGAATCTAAGGATATGACTGAATGATAGATAATAGCTTTGTGCAAGGTTATGGGAGAAAAAAGATGACGCGCGAAGGCTACAGTAAATTGAAAGGAGCATTAAAGGCAAATCCTGGAGGATTACATCGAAGTTTGGGTATACCGGAGGGCCAGAAAATACCAGCCCACCGGTTAACTGCAGCGTTGCATTCTAAGAATCCACGGGTTCGAAAACAGGCTAATTTAGCAAAGGTCGCAAAAGGATTTAAGCATTAAGCTTAATCCAATTATGGAGGGGCCAAAGATGCCTAGTGTACCGGTAACGATTGTAGGAGTCATGACTTGGTCTGGTGAAAGCGGCGGAGACAGGCCTCCGCTGCAAATTTGGGGAGGCGGCAATATGCCGGTAGTCACCCCACCCATCTATTATCCAGGTTCGCCCGCACATCCGATTGTGCCGGGACAGCCACCGCAAATCTGGGGCGGTCCATATTTTCCGCCGGTGGTTTCTGGACCACCAGGGCCATGGCCGACGCCACCAATCTATATGCCACCGGCAGGAGGTGGTTCACCACCGTTGGGAATGTGGGGCGGTGGCAACGTGCCATATCCGACTCCGCCAATCTATTTCCCGCCGTCACCACCGGAAAATCCGCCTGAGCCGCCTGCTAGTAATGGAGGAGGCAGTTGGCACTATGTACCAGGACTCGGTTGGTGTTTCTATGCCGAGGGTGGCAAGTGGGTATTCGTAGGAGGCGACAAGCCTCAGCCACCTAATGTTCCAGGAGCTGGTGGTCCAGTCGTCACACCACATTAACTAAATGAGCAGCGACTCAAAACAACCGCCAAGGGGGTGAAATGCCCCCTTGATACTATGAAAGCTGTAACTGATCATGTAAAGGGATCGCGCGGTGGTACATCACCGACGCCAGCAAAAGGTGCACCGAATAAAATACATAGGGTCATGCATGAATTTTATAAAACCAAGGCTGGCTTACACAGTGGCTCTAAACATGGCCCTAAAGTCAAGAGCCGAGCACAGGCCGTTGCTATAGCATTAAGTGAACAACGTAAGGCAAACGCTGCAGCAAAATAGGGCTTTACTTACGAAAGTTAATGGGCTATAAAGCGATTATTGTGGGCAACCGCTAGAGGGCGGTCCACCAAGGGATTCACCTCTCGCTGGCCAGACGTTCTGGTCAGGCAGATCCGTAAGGGCAATCTGCCGATTGGTTAGACAGATCAATTGGAGGATTGCTCAATGTCGTTCAGTATTGATCAAGCCTTTGTCCAAATGTATAGGGATAATGTCATTCATTTATCCCAACAGAAGGGCAGTAGGCTAGATTCCACTGTCAGGCGTCAGCCTGATATCGTTGGGATGAACTATTACTTTGAACGCATCGGCGCAACCGCTGCCCAACAGAAAGTGGCTCGACATACGCCAACGCCTCTTATTTCTACTCCTCATTCTCGTAGGCGCGTGTCCATGATCACCTATCAGTGGGGTGACTTGGTTGACAACGATGATAAGCTCAAGGTATTGATTAATCCCGAATCAGAATACACCGTTGCGGCAACTAATGCATTTGGGCGACTTAAGGATGATATCATCGTAGCTGGCGCATTTGGAACAGCTTTTGCAGGTTCTGATGGCCAGACCTCGGTGGCATTCCCTAATGCGCAAATTGTAGGAGATGCTGCAATCAACAACGATACGACCATTGATACCGGAACAACGGACACTGGTCACATGAGTCCACAACGGCTTAGAAAGATTAAGCTGATCTTCGATCAGGCCGATGTGGATCCGGATGAAGAGCGCTATGCGGTGGTTAGTCCAATTCAGATTTCGGCCATGTTATCACATGTCCAGGTCTCGAGTGCAGACTACAATACCGTGAAGGCTCTGGCAGAAGGAGCTGTTGATTCTTATCTCGGATTCAAGTTCATTATGTCGAACAGGCTTCCGGTGGTTGGATCAACAACCTTTGGAGTTAACTATCCTGCGAACGCCGGCATTGGGGTCAACACCGGCGACCGTCTCTGTCTATTCTATGCACGTTCTGGAATAGGCTTGGCTATACAGGAAGAAGTGAAGACTGAGATGGCAAAGCGTGCTGACCTTAGCTTTGCTACTCAGGTCTACATGGAAATGGTCATGGGCGCGACTCGAATCGAAGAGGCCAAAGTAATTCAGGCCGCAGTCGTCGAGCCGTAACCGGAGGATACCATGGCGCAATTTTATAGCAATGAAATCGCACCCATTGTAAATCCACCGACTACTCTTGGTGGTTTGCAGGGAAGTACAAAGTATCCTCGCCAAACCGTTGCTCGTGGTGGTTTGATGATGTGGCGCTGGACCTACACCGTTCCAGCATCAGGTGGGCCAGTTATCAACGATGTAATTGATCTGGCTTACTTGAAGCCTCAGTCTGTGATTTATTTTTGTTATTTCACATTCTCGGCAGCTGGCGCAGGCGCTACGTTCAGTGTGGGCAAATACGATCCGAATAACCCTTCTGGTGCAACAACTGATCCAGTGCATTATTACAATGCGGTGGCAATTGCGGCAGCTGGAAACTCGGGTCAGTTTGTCTTGAACATGGGCGAGCAGGTTGGTTTGGATAACTATGGGGACTTGTCCACAGGCAATACGCCTCCAATGTTTGGAGCAGCTCCAGTTACCATTAGGGGCACATTTGCCGGTGCAATTCCTGCTGCAGGAACAACCCTTACAGGATATGTAGGATTCCTGGAAGGCGGAGCAGATTAAACAACAGGGGATCTTGCGATGAGCTTCGATACTGGCCAACAATATATGTCAGATGTCGATATAGTTAATGCGGCTCTGGTAAATGTGGGCAGCATGCCGATAGGGGCTATGAGTGATGATTCAGATTCGGCGAGAGCTGCTTCCATCCTTTACCTAAAGAATCGCAATATGCTCTTCCGCAAGATCCCCTGGAACTTCGCCAGAAAATGGGTCAACCTGGCACAGTTACCTGCTGCTCCATTGCTTCTAGACATCATATCTCCACCGGATCGAGGCTCTGGTAATGTAGTGTACACTGGGGCGTTTCAACTTCCTATAGACTGTTTGCGAGTTTATCGCTTTTCACCTAAGGATAGCAACTGGAGGATTATCGGGAAGACAATATACACAGACGCTATCCCAGCAAACTACAACGCTGGCGCTTTGCTAGGTGTTCAACCACCGAATGCTAATGGCTCTAATATTCCTAGTGCGACTACCCAGACTGGAACGCCAATGGGTATTGAGTATGTAGCACGGATTATAGATCCTACTCAATGGGACATGATGTTTACCGAGGCTTTAGTAGCCAAGATGACATTAGATCTGTGTTTTGGGCAAACTGGTTTGTCGCAAGTTAGGCAGGACGCTGCTAAGGAATATCAGGAAGCTTTGACTGAAGCCGCCTCGGTTAATGGTATGGAAAATTGGCCAGACCAGCTATTTGATACTACGCTGGTGGATGTGCGTGTTGGCTATACTAATGTGAACATCGATGCCTAAAGTATATCCAATACAGCATAACTTTAATGGCGGTGAGCTCTCGCCTTATCTGGTGGGGCGAACTGATCAGGACCGCTATTTCACCTCTGTAGCAGTAATTAAGAATTTCATTCCCAGGATTCAAGGGCCGCTGGATAGACGTGGAGGATTTGAGTTTGTAAACCAGACTGATGGACCGAATAGGCTGGTGCCATTTGAAGTAAATGTAAACCAATCCTATATCCTGGAGTTTGGTAATCAATGTATTCACGTATATACGCCAACAGGACAGGTATTGGCCAAGCAGACTACGCTCACTGCGCAGTTTGGTCCTAATGGCGGGGATATGCAATTAGCTGACGCTTCCGGCCTTCCTTCAATAACCAGCCATTTTTATCCATATCTTACAATTAATGGCGTAGCTGTTGCATATAATGGGCCGGTGGTGGGGAATACTTTGCAACACTGCTATACAGTTGGCAGAGGGGGCTACAGCGTATATTGGCCAACAGGCACTACAGTCAATTGGCCCTACACCATTGGAACGCCCTATGATACTTCGGTGGATGATCTCTGGGATCTGAAATTTGCACAACAGGGCGATGTAATGTACATCGTTCATCCTAATCATCCACCTATGAAGCTGGCTCGCTTGGCAGACAATAATTGGACACTAATCACGCCAGGTTTTCAAGCTCCACCGATGCATGATTTTGATCAAGACATCTCTGGGGGCTCGGCTGGTTTAACTGCAAATGCTTCATCCAGTCACTATACTGCAGATTCTCCTGTGTTCATAGCTGGAGACGTTGGACGGTCTATAGTATGCGGTACTGGTATAGCGTATATCAACTACCTTGGTGGGAGTACCGGTACTGATCCGGCTGGTGCAGTAACCTATAGTGATACTTCATGTACCACAGTAGACCAACCGAATCTTACTTATTATTCTCCAGGACAATGGAAGCTTCGAGGTTCGCCCAAGGGATATTTTGCATTTGGTGAGCTCTCTGCAGGAAATTGGAAATCGAGTAGGCAGCTAGGCGTGGGTGTTCAGCAAACGGCCTATTCGTTTTCTAAGTTCCCAACCGAGGATATTGCTCATCCGCCCTTTATGGATTGCTTCAGAGCTAGTGATGCTGGTAAGTACATCCTTGCCGGTGGAGCTTGCGGGCAGATCACGCAGGTTATTTCTGGCAATGAGGTAATGGTTAAGCTGCTCTCTCCTATAACTCAGACTTTCTCCGACACCTCTGGAACTATTCGAGCTGTGCCAATATCTGGAGGGGAATGGGAAATTCAAACTCCATCTTTCACTTCTGCTTGGGGCTATCCTAGAGCGGTAGCGTTCTTTCAGGATAGGCTTTGGTTTGCTGGAACTACTGAGCAGCCTCAGACAGTTTGGGGTAGCATTACCGGAGACTATGAGAACTTTGCTAAGGGAAACCAAGACACAGATTCTTTAGACCTAACTATCAATAGCGGGAGGCTGGAAACTATTCAATGGTTGATACCGTATCAGGGCTTCCTGCTATGCGGTACTCTTCGTGGAGAATATGCCATAGGTTCTGGTCAAGCGGTTATTGGTGGCAATGGTCCCGCCATTACACCTACAAATGCTGTTAGCTTACTTCAATCAGCTTTTGGTGTATCACGTATTCAGGCCATAATGGTAGAGAATCAGGTTCTGTATATTCAGCGCTCTTTTAAATTTGCTTATGAAATGAGTTTTAATATTCAGCAAAGCGTGCTTGGCAGCAAAGACCTCACGCTATTTGCTGATTTGATAACCATCGGTGGGTTTAAAGAATTGGTATATTACCAGAATCCACTGCGCTGTATATTCTGCACCACGCAAGATCATAAGCTGGTTGGAATGGTCTATAAGCGAGATGATGACGTGTGGGGCTGGCATCGTCATTTTACCGGACCTAATGAAGCTGATGGATTTATTAGTATTGGAGTTATCCCCTACCAGCAAGGGCTTGCTGATCAACTATGGGCCGTTGTAAATAGAACCTATACGGATGACACCAATTTTACTGGAAATAGCGTGTATAACATAGAACGCATGGAGACTATTACACCTGTGTGCACAGATGCTTCAGCGCCTGGAAATTTTGCTACTCCACAATCTAAAATAGGAGGAATGCAATATCTATATTCCCAGATGGTTCAAGTAATTGGCGATGGAGCTTATCAAGGTACGCAGATTGTAGGTAACGATGGTTCAGTCATTATTAATCCACCGGCTAGCTATATAGAAATTGGATTAGCCTATAACTCATTTCTTCAAACATTGCCTTTAGAAATACGCGGCGGGCAGAATGTACAGGGCTTATTGAAGAGATGGAATAGAGTGTGGGTTCGGTTGTATAACACGGTTAATGTAGTCATAAACGGTAACCGTGTTCCATTTAGAAAAGCCACTATGCCAATGGGACAGGCAATTATTCCAGAATACTATGAACCTGCTTCGATAATGCCAATTACAAGTGATAGAAGAGTTGAGGGTTTATTGCAAAATGATAGATTAGCGCAGCTATCTATCACGCAGGATATACCTCAACCATGTACAATAATTGCAGTATTTGGTGAGGCTACTATTGGAGAAATATAGTCTCAAGCCATACAAATCTGGGGATTTAGCAAAGATCCAGCCCAGAGAGCTAGAAGCCATGGCTGATCAATTACGTGGGTTTAGTATGGCAAAGATGTATTCGAGGGGGCCGGCATTGACTTGTTGGGTG